TGACTTACCAAAGCCTCATTGGGATGTAAATAAGTTTGAGAGTTTAATCTATAACATGGGCTATGACGCTTATATTGAAAAGGCGTTAAGGTGTCCTTGTTGTGATAAAGCTACTGGTCAGGCTTTAAGTACTTGTCATAATTGCCTTGGTAGAGGTTGGTTTTTCGTAGATAAGCGTCAAACGAGGGTTGTAGCACAGTCTATGGAGAATCAACGTAGAAACTCTCAGACGGGAGAGATAAACCGTGGTAACGCAAGAATTACGGCACGAGCTTCAGACAAATTAGGCTTCATGGATAGGGTTATGCTTCTCGATTTAACAGCTTGGTATACTGAGTTGCTGAATCCTATTGAGTATGAAGATGAGCTTATAGCATATCCAGTTTACGAGCCGTTGGAAATTTCAAACATCTATCTTTATGGCGGAGATAATGTAAAATTGATTCCGCTCACTCCAAGCCAATATGAGATTTCTGGAAACAAAATAATTTTTGACAAGTCTTTAGAGGAATTAGTGCCTGTCGAAGATATGAATCAAAAGTTTCCCGAAATGACAATTTCAATCCGATATTCGTACCATCCAGTTTATCACATCATTGATGCTAATCGTGAGCTCACTAAGGTACGTGAAAAGGGTTGTTCTTTCTCAGACGATAATTTGCGTCAAGTTCCTATGTTATACGTTGGCCGCAAAGCTCACTACATATTCGACGCACAAAAGTTTAACAATAACGCATTTGAAAACACAGTAATTGAATAATGGCTACAATTCCTCCAATAGAGATAGACCTTACTGGTCTAAAATCGCAATTTTTAGGGCAAATATCTGACCAACAGATAAATGAATTAACAGAGACTTGCGTTCAGTTAGTCACTCAAGCTGTTTATTCAAAGTGGGAAGCATTAGCAAAGCAGGAGCTTCATTCAACGCTGCCTGAATATTTGCATAATCTTAACATAATTGACAAAGGACGTTTTCAAAAGCAAATTATTCTTACTGGTACGCTGCCTGAAATGGTTGAATCAGGCGCAAGTCCTTTTGACTTAAAAGAAGTATTCAAAAAGTCAAAGTGTGTAAAATACACAGTGCCAGTTTACAACCGCAAAGGAAAGATGGTGTATCAAGGTGGTGATTGGTATCTTACAATTCCATTTCGTCAAGGCACTCCAGGCATTGTTGGGCAAGCAGGATTTGCTAACGAAATGCCTCAAGAGATTTACGCTTTAATGGTGCACAGAGCTGCCAACAGTCCTTTGACTAAGGCAGAGATTCCTGACCCATATAATGTTCCTCGCAGTCGTGCCGCTATTTACGACCAACAAAGTGGTAAGTTGCTGTATGGCGAATATACTCATAAAGCAAGCATCTATGAGGGATTGGTTAAGAAACAAGCTGCATACGGAAAAACAGTACAAAATACTTATCGTTCATTCCGTAGAGCAGGAGCAAACAGTGACCCACTCGCATTTATACATAGAGGAATTAAGGCGAGAGATTTAGCCAAAAAAGCTGTAGAGCAAACAGATGTAGAACAAATAGTTGAAAACGCAACTTATCAATTTTTAGATAATATATTACCGAATTAGTTATGGTAGGTATAGTTTACAAATTCACGATTATTGCTAAATATAAGATGGATGGTCACCATCCGTTTTATATAGGACAACATTGGTGTAAATCTAAAGAAGATTTTTTGAATCGTGATTATCCTTACTATGGTAGTGGTAGTATTTGGAATGATTTTCTCAGTAAAATAAAGAAAGAATATCCAACCAAGTGGCGTTATTTTATTCGCAGGGAAATTCTTTGTTGCGTTAATAATGATGAAAATCAACGCATGCTTGATAAACTTGAAGAGTATTGGATAAAAAGAGAAAAGGCTCATAAATCTAAACATTTAGGCGGTTGCAATATACTTTGGGGAACTGCTAATAATTTCGCTTCAGGAAGTCCATCCAAGCAGGATTTTGTTAAAATGAAAATAAAATCATCCGTTGATGATTGGTATAGAAGTGAAGCTGGATTGAAATTTAAGAAAAGGTTATCTGAACAAAAGAAGGGTAAGAAACTTTCTGATGAAGTTAGAGATAAGATAAAAACGTTGTCGCCAAATGGTGATAAATCGTATTGGTATGGTAAGAAACTATCAGAAGAAACAAAGAGAAAAATATCAGAAAAGGCAAAACAAAGAAATAAAGACCTGGGATATAGAAAGATGGTCAGAGATAAAACCAATTATAGATATGGTGAATGCCATCCTAATTTTGGTAAACATTTATTTGTAGGTAAAGATAATCCGTTTTATGGCAAAAGGCATACCGATGAATCGAAAAAGAAGATGTCTGATAGCCATAAGAAAAATAAAATACAAGATTAAGTATGACTGGTATATTGATTCCTGAGTTGGTTATTTACCAAACTCTTGAAAACATAACAAAATATATAAGAGACGATTTGAAGGCCAATGAGGCTGATGAAACAAAATCGTTTCTTTATCGTCTGTTGGGTTTGGATGATGATGGCAACCCAATGAAGATGAATCGTTATAATTACTTTGTTCAGGCTAAGAAGATTTTCAATTCAGTTCAAAATCTGAATGTAAATTTTGGCTATAATTTTGAAGTAGCTAAGATTATTTCTTTCCACATCATTCTGCCGTCTGAACAGCCATCTTCTATTACAATTGGAGAGGATGAGGGTTATCAAACTGAAACTGATGAAGAAGGCAATACTCAATTGAAGTTTTGTCAAATGTTTTCTTCTACATATCAGATTATGATTACATCCGATAATAGCAATGAGGTGAATATCGTTTACCATATTTACAAATCATTGCTTATTACGCTTGTACCGCATCTTTCATTGAAGGGGTTGTTGAATCCTAAGTTATCTGGAAACGATATAGTGTTTCAGGACGACCAAATGCCCATGGGAATTTTTCATAAGGTTTTGAATCTTTCTTTCGACTATGAGCTTGTTGTTCCGCAATTACTCATCAGCGGTTTGGCTAAGACGATTCATTTTGAAGGCACTGGCATAACTCCAAGAATGTCTTCAAGCGGAGCCATTACGACCGATGAAGAGCTTGATGCTACTGGTAAGACTAAGGATGAATATCCATATAAGGAAGTAGAGCCTGGCAGAAACTCTGTAGGCACAGCTTTAGATTCATCTTCAGATAACTTACCAAGTAAGATAGTTGAACCTGGCAGGCAAGCATCTAACGATGGCAGAGAATATCCGACGCAGCGAATAATAAATGGATTGATTGGAGAAGACAACACACTTCACGATATTCGTATTGCCGTTACAAGTAATGGTACTGAACTTTTAGCTGGCGTTGCTGTACAAATTAAAAGCGAACATTATTTGTATTACGCTTGCACTGATAGTAATGGTATTGCTACTTTTCCATCTATTGCTAACGAAGTTTATAACTTAACATTAGCAAAAAGCGGAGTTAATCAAGGCGAGTTTTATGGCATACGATTCGACTTGCCTGAAACTTATGTTCAGTATAGTCAGGTGGATAAAAACATTTGGAATGGTATGTATTCTGATACTGCACCTATCCTTTATGTTGATATACATGACGGTGGCGGAGCATAGCAATTATAAGTATAGACAAAATAGAGAATTTCAAAATTCATTTTCATAAATTAAAAACTTTTAACAAATGGCAACAATTGTAAATTTTCACGGAAAGAATTACATTGAGCCTGGTGCCTATGCGGTGTCCGTTTACAATCCAACGTCTGTAGTCAACGTTGCTGAGTTCGGCAATGTTATGATTATTGACACGGGTTTGTCTAAGACTGCAGATGGCTACGAGTTCTCAGGTGGTTCGGGAATTAACGGAGAGTTGTACCAGGGTTTGAAGTCTGTCTATGAGTTTGACAGTTATGAGGATTTCTTGTCTTTTGTTGGTGGTGGTCCAGTAGGAGACATTGCTCAGAAACTGTTCGAGCCGAGGCCAGGAGCTTTGGGATGCCCCAAGCTGTACTACACAAGAGCAGCTTCAACGACAGCTGCCAAGATTGCTATTACACTTGCTGAGGGAAAAATTCTTACTCTAACTTGCAAAAATGAGGGTATTACTGGTAATGGTGTTGTAGTTGACGGCACTTTGAAACTTGGTTACGCTGCTAAGGTTGTCGCTGGTACAGACGACACGAGCAAGTTCAAACTCCAAGTGTATCAAGGTTCATTCATGGGTGTTGACCCTGACGGAGAGCCTTATGGTGCTAAGAGCTTTGCTGCTGCACCTCAGTATATGTTGGCAGAGTCAGACGAAGTAGCCACTATTCAGGAGCTTGTCGAATGGTGCAAGAACAGCAAAACTATTCTCGCTAATTTCCAAGTTTCAACAACTGGTACTATGACTGGTAACCTTTCGGTTGTAGCTCAGGTGAACGCAACTGGCGGTTCAACCGATTATACAGATGCTTCTGCTTATGCTAATGTTCTTGAGTCTATTTCGGAGCTTGACATCACATTCTTCTTGTGCTGCAATACCGATGTGGCTGGAGGTACTGAAGCTGCTACTAACGGCAAGCTGTTCACGTTCCTGAAGAACAACGCTAAGTACACCGAGTTCATGGTTGTGCCTGGAGGTTCTGGTGATGACGACCTGCTTAATACCGCAACGAAGACAACGGGAACATCTCAGGCTATTGCTAAGTATTACGATAGCGAGCAGGTTGTGGTTGTTCACGGAGCACCGATTGTGGCACGTAAAGACGGCAATGGCACAAAGACGCTGTCGCCTATCTATCTTGCCGCTACTGTGATTGGTATGGCGGCTGGTGGAGCACCTCAGACACCGCTTACTTTCAAGCGTACTGGTTACGACAACTTCAAGTACAGTTTGAAGCAGAAAGAGCGTGAGAAGGCACTTCAGGCTGGTATCATGCACACTCGCAATGTAAACGGCTACTGGGTCATCAATCAGGGCGTTACAACGCTTCAGGATAACAAGCAGACTTATGCTCAGGATGGTCAGTCGCTTGAGCTTTCAATTGCTCTGATTAAGGCTCAGCTGAATAAGGAGCTTATCATTGATGCTGGTGACAGATTTACTGGTAAGAACGTAGGTACTGTTTCAGCTGAGACTGTGAAGAACTTTGTTGAGACCAAGCTTCAGAGCCTGACTGTTTCGGGTGGAGAAGATAATCTCATTATTGATTGGAAGAATGTAAAGGTTGTTGCTAAGAACACTGATTTCTTCTGCACTTATGACTTTGTTCCTAATGTGCCGCTGAATAAGGTATTCTTCACTGGCAACGTCTTAGATTTTTCAGCAACCGCTTAACATAAAAGTAAGGTAGAATTATGGAAAAAGTAATGACTGCACCACTCGCTATTATTCAGATAAATAGCGTGACTGTTGGTAAGATGAAGAATGTCCGCATCACTGAGCAGATTCGCCGTGGTCGTGTTAGTGGTCTTGGCCGCTTGAATCCGTCTGAACTGCCTGCTCTTGAGTGGAGCGGTTCGATGAGTTGCAGCTCTTATAGCATCAACTTTAATCTGCTTGCAAACAAGATTCGCAAGGGTACGTTCCGCAAGGCTGGTACTGTTGATGCTTGGGCAAATGCAATTCTTCTTCAGGAAGATGGTTTGGAGATTTCTATTCTTCGCAAAGTTAAGGATGGTGAAATCAATCCTGAAACTGGACTGGTGAACGCTAAGTATGAAACTTTCGCAAGTGTCAAAGGGGCATTCGCCAGCCGAGAGGGATTTGATATCCAAGAGGGTCAAATCAGTGGACGTGATACTGAGTTTGAATATCTGGAGCCGATTCTGTATAATGAAGCTGACTAATTGAGTTAGCTTACAGAAACAACTATAAGTTAGGTGTATCAGGTTACAAAAGGAGCCTGGTGCACCTAATTTTATTGTAAAACAAAAATGTAAATCAAAATGGAAAAAGTAAAGAAGTTTACTATTGGACAGAAGCAGTTTACTGCTAAATTTCCCAACGTTGGGCAGATTATTGACTTGGATGCCATGAAGCAGGCACTGAGCGGAAATAGATACGGCTCTATGGCTGCAAGTGGTTTAGCAAGTGCTTATTACGCTCTTGACCTCATTGATGCTATTGCTTTCTATCAGATTGTATGTCCTGAGGTTGGACGTTATTACGATATTCGTAATTACGCAGAAATGGAGCTTGAGCAAGTCAACGACCTTATGACTGCTTGGAAAGAGCAGATTCAACCTTGGTACGTTGATACTATGAATGAGATTCGTGGTGTGGCTAAGCAGTCAATGGAAGATGCAAACGCAGATAAGGGAAACGATTGAGCCTACAAAAAATGTTGATAACTTCATATTAAACTGGCACCGATTTCCGCTTGATTATTGGTGGCGGAGGAAACATAACGTTCCTTTTGGTTCTCAACAGCATCGTGATATGAATTTTATCGACATGCTTGTTGAGTATCGAGAGGAATTTGTTG